GGTGATGCAGAAGTAAGTTGGGAAAAAGGCGGTCGTAGAGCGCCAACTGGCGCATTCAGAAATCCAAACTTTGGTAACGTACTTCAAAAAAGTGTAAACAAACACAATAAAGCTATAGTTAAAACTAGACAAGATATAGGTAGCAGAATTGCTGATATTGGTGCTGGTGGAAAAGAATACAATGTAAAGACTGATGCTGCTTGGGATGCTGCTAAGAAGAAAGTAAATGAAGGTTCTGCACCAAAAGAAAAACAAAAGACTCCATATAGAGATATCAATGGGCCTGAATATAGAGCAGCCGCTGACAAACAAAAAGAAAAAATGGTTAAAGATAAAGCAGCAGAGCCTGGTAAAAAATTAGCAGATAAAATAGCTACCAACAAGAAAGCATAATTATGAGAACCAATGAATTTTTAGCAGAACTATCCAACGACAAGTTAACAAAATATAAAACTGCTGCTGCGGCTGATGCTAGCAAAGCTGATAGTGAAGGTAACTTTAAAAAAGGTGACAAGCGTTTCAAAGGTATCAACACTGCTACTAAAAAGCAATTTGACAATGATGCTAAGAAAGTTGATGAAGAAAAACAACGAATTGATCCTAAATGTTGGACAGGTTACAAGAAGCAAGGCACTAAGATGAAGGGTGACACTAGGGTTAATAACTGTGTACCAAAAGAATCAGCAATACTGGAAGGTATTAGTCAAGTTGATGAAGGTTGGAAAAGCGCATTAGGTAGTGCAGCATTAGCAGGCGCTATGGCATTAGGTGCAGGGGCAGCACACGGTCGTGTAGTTCCAGGTCAAGACGATCCTGGCATCAATCGTTTGACTGGTAAACCAATTGCAACGCAAGTAGCACAAGATGATGAAAAGCCAGCAGCAAAAGCACCAAGTGGTTATAGCGCAGAATATCTACAAAGTATTATAGATGGATCACATCCTCGCCCAATGCTTAGTGTAGAAAAAGCAAAACAGTTGTTACAACAACAACAGCAGCAACAAGGACAACAATAATGTTAGCAGAAGATTTAAAAGTATTATTGGCTAGCGTTAATTCACTATCTATCAAAGCACAAAACTTTCATTGGAATGTTGAGGGAGATAATTTCCCGCAATATCACGAATTTTTTGGTAATTTCTATGAAGAGGTATATAGTGCAGTAGATAAAGTTGCAGAATATATTCGCACATTAGATAGCTATGCACCCGGTAGCTTAACACGCTATGCTGAATTAACTATCATTCAAGACCAACTTAAGATTCCTCGTGCTGAATTAATGTTTGCCGAATTGTTTGAAGATAACAGTAAGATGATTGAATTACTTAATCATTGCTTTAGTTCTGCATCACAAGAAAACAAACAAGGCATTGCTAACTTTATCGCTGAAAGATTAGATGCACATGAAAAACACCAATGGATGATACGTAGTGTTTTAAAGAAAGCCCGTGCATGAGAGCAACCGAATTCATAAAAGAAAATCGTCAACAAGGTACTAGATGGACAGGTGATGCATATTATCGCCATCTAGCTGAACGTGGTTATAATCCAGCAGAACTATCTGATGAAGAATTAGAAGAAGGTTGGAAACAATGGGCTGCCGGTGGCGCATTAGCATTGGGTGCATTAGGAGCACAGGGTGCTCAGACTCAAGCACCTTCACAAGCACAAGTACAAGCTAAACCAGCTATTACCCAACAAGCTACACAACAAGCATCAGCAATGATGCAAGCATTAGATCCTACTGAAAAATACTTAGTACATGTAGCAAAAAAAGCAGGAATTACGGGAACTGAATTAGCACAATTCCTAGCACAATTAAAGCATGAGAGTTGGGACTTTACTAAGATGGATGAAAAGGGTGGAAGTAAATATTATAAAAAAATGTACGATCCTCAATTTGCCCCTAAGACAGCAAAGATATTAGGTAACAAACGTGCCGGAGATGGCGAACGTTATCACGGTAGAGGTTATATACAATTAACTGGGTACGGTAATTACGAAGCAGCAAGCAAAGCACTTGGTATAGATTTAGTAAAACATCCTGACTTAGCGGCTGACCCTGCAACAGCAGCAAAGATTGCAGTGTGGTTTTGGCAGAACAAGACTAAAAACATTACAAACTTTGCAGATACCAAAACAGTAACACACAAAATTAATCCTGCACTAAGAGGATTAAGTGACAGACAAGAAAATTTCCAAGAGTATTCAAAGTTATTTAAAGCATGAAAAAATACATAATTTCTTTATTACTACTACTACCTGTAGTAGCATCAGCGTGGACACAAAGACAACCTAATCCTTTGCCTATGTGTAGTGTACATGCACCATATGGTTTCCCACAAACTAAAGGTGTTGTGCCTATTTGCCGTCAAGCATATCTAGTCGGGTATGATCCCGCTGCAAAGATACCTAGATTCGTGACATATGAACTAATGCCACAGAATGCGTTAGGATGTGTGGGTAGAACAAATGCTTTTGCTGCGGATCAAAGTGTACCAAATGGTGCCAAACCAGAAGATTATGCAGGCACAGGGTATGACAAAGGTCATATGAGTCCAGACGGTGATTTGTCATGGGACCAGCAAGTAGAGTATGAAAGTTTTTTAATGACAAACATGGTGCCTCAAGCCGGCTCTTTAAATCGGGGGATTTGGAAATTACTGGAAACATCTGTCCGTGGATGGTCAGTTCAACGGAACCAATCATTTACCGTATATGTTGGAGCATTATATTACATTACTGATAAGAAGATTGGCAATGGTGTAGTTGTGCCGCATGGCTTCTATAAGATTGTTATTAACAATCAGACAAACGAAGTAGCAGGATGGGCTTTCCCGCATGACCCACCTTATGTTAACCTAGGCAATGATTTAACATTATTTCGTATACCAATAGCAACGATACAAAAATCAGCCGAAGTATATTATGGATTCCCTAAGAATGCTAAAGAATTAGAACCGGGCAAAGAATGGCCTGTAGACTTTGGTAAACTCACACAGGCCAAAAGGGCTAAGTGCGGTAAGAATTCTGATTAAAGTTTAGTATATACAAAGTACAATCTATCGTTAGCATCACGTTTAAAGGTGTCTAATTTTAAATTGTACTTTTCAGCAAACTCATTAACTACTCCAAAAGTCCACGGGAATATCTCTACATAAGGACCAGTCTTGTGAGTTATCCCTGGATTAGCACGTAGATAAAACTTTCCATCTGTCTTAAGTAAATCTACACAATGTCTGAATCGTGCTTCAATCTCATCTTTACTATTGAAATTAATACTACCCAATGCTACGATAACATCGTAGCTAGCAGGTTTAACTTTATAATCTAGTATATCTACCTCATAGTCAGCACAGTTATTGTATGGATCTATTCCAATTAAATTCTGTATACGACCTTTAAATGGATGATACCCACAACCAACATCTAGTACTTTCTCTGGGTTCAATTTGTTAATCTCATCCGCTAGTTCCCAACCAGTATGCTCATAGTCACCTGTGCGTGGTTTCCATATCTCACTAAAGAATCTATGGGTATACCTTTCACTCAAATCATCTACTATCTCTAGTAGAGTTCCTCTATACTCACATGGTAAACTTAACTCGGCTTCTACACTATCCTTAAACTTTGTGTATCGTGCAGGAGTCCAAGGTAGTTGGTCTACAATTGTAGATTCGTCTATAGAAATTTTGTTGTACTTGGGCAAATTAAATGCAAGTTGTAAATTTTCTTTGATTAGGTTAAAAATTTTTGTATTCATAAGATTTTTTTTGATAATTTAATATTTTTTCGGCAAATATGGAATAAATATTGTTAGTTGTTAATATTTATATAAGGAGAAACAATGAAAAAACTTTTAGCATTACTATTATTAGTACCCGTGTTAGCGTTTGCATGGGAACCTACAAAAACAGTCACTGTGATTATAGGCAATACAGCCGGCGCAGGCAATGAAATGGCTTTCAGAAAACTATCTGAGATAGTACAAAAGACTAACCCTAAAGTGAGTTTTGTAATTGAAAATCGTCCGGGGGTAGATTCAGCATTAGCTAATAATTATTTTCTAACTCAAGCACCAGATGGTTATTCAATCAATTTACCATCACATATGAGTAGCTATGTAACTAATGACATATGGGAAAAATCTGTAAAGAAATACAACTACGATAGTTTTGTGGATGTATTGACTATGGGCAAGTCACCATTAGTATTAGTAGCACATCCTAGTAGTAGTGTAAATACACCTCAAGATTTTATCAAGTTGATTAGTACTACTACACGCCCAATCAATGTAGCATTAGGTGGAGGCGCTCATAGAACAGCATACGAATACTTGATGGATAAGGGCAAAGGAAACAGACAGCAAGTGCAACCTATTAAATTTAATGGCCCTATGCCAGCAGTTGTTAGTGTAGCATCATTTGATCCTAAGACTGGTGGAACTGAATTTGGTATCATGCCTATCGCTGTAGCCCGTGCTTTAGTAGAAGCTGGTAAAGTCAAACCAATTGGATTCACTGGTACACAAAAGATGCCACAATTTCCTAATGTACCACTACTGAAAGACGTGGCACCGGGTATTAATGTATATGCTGCTTGGAGTATACAACTTCCACCTAACACTCCCAAAGATATAGTTGAATGGTATCAGAAGAATTTCAGTACCGCTGTGCGTAGCAAAGAATATGCAGAATGGCGTGAACTCAATGTAGTTTTCTATGAAGAAGATGAACTTACTCCTGCAGGATTACGTAAACACATGGAAGAATTAAGAGCAGTGTTTCTTCCTGTACTAAGTAAGATTGACTTAACGAAAGAATAAATGAAGTATATCTTTGTAGCCGGTGCTCCGGGCAGTAAATGGAGCAGCGTAGTAAAGAACATTTACTATAGTCCTGATATTGATCGCAGTGATTTCAGTCTTGAACGCACCTATTTTCACGATGCAACCGGTAGGACAGAACTCATGCATTTGGGTGCATACTTTGACCCAGGCATGGAGTTCGGTGATTGGTTTTTGAATTATCCAGGACTGGGGCAACGCAGTAAACAAGAACACGAATTAGAATTTGACCGCCCATTTACTGGCGAAGGCATTCGCATAATCAAAAGTCATTGGTTCAGTTATACTCAACACATTGAGTTTATAAAAAAGACCTGGCCTGAATGCCCACTCGTATTAGTACATCGTCCTGATGATGCTTGTTTGGGTTGGTGGGTCAAGTGCGGACATTTTGATATCACTTATCCCAATTATCAACAGTATAAAAATCTACGACTCATGGCTGGAATCATTCAAGCACAGAACATTGGTATTGTCAACGGCATTCAGAACTACACAGGTAAAACCCCATTAGATAATATTCAATTATGCAGTATGCTAGGCATTGAGCAACCACCTGAAGAATATTCACAAGATTATGCCAAATCAGATGTTAAAGTAACTGTAATATGAAAAAGATGTTGATTATAACAGGACCGCAAGGTTCTGGTAATCATGTGTTTAGTAAAGTATTAGCACTGCATAAGAGTGTTTACGGATGGAAAGACTTACTTAATAAGTATTGGATCGCACATGATTATGAACCATTTAGCGAGTGTTGGAATACACCTAGCTTATTGCATTCAATAGATTGGACTTCACAGGACTATTATGTAACCAGCATTAGCTGCCCGTATGCGAGTAATGGAGTAGTAACTATCCCTAAATATAAAGAGTTTATAGAAACACTAAGAAACTTTAATATTGAAGTTCAAATAGGAATTATAGGCAGAGATCAAAATGTGATTAAATATCAACAAGAGAGAGTAAGAGACAGATATAGTTATCCTGACTTTGAAAAAGAACTTGATTATTTGAACACATTTGATCCTGTATACTTAAGTCAAGAATTATTATACTTGTACAAGGATAAATATTTAAAGAGTTTAAGTAAACAATTAGATTTTCCGATTGCATATGAAGATAGTCGTATAGGGGAAATATTAAAAGACGATGCTAATGAAAAGTATTTCAAAAGCATTGATAGACAAGAATTAGACAATCTTGTTAGACATGTAAGCGGAATAAAGGACAACATATGATAAGTAACTGGGAACATTCAAAAACAAAGAGTAAGTATCATTTTGATAATTTCAAAATGGATCCTAATTATGATACTGTAATTAAGTTGGGGCAACTTAAAGGAGATTGGTCTAATGAATTAAAAGATATCATTGATACTAGCAAACCAGCCACATGGGCTACTCGTGGTTACAAGGGTGAAGGCGTAATGCCACCGAGAGAAGATTTGATAGCGGAAGAATATGATTTGGAACAAACTGGATACGGTAAAGACTATGTTGTTACTCATATGAATTGGAAGATAACTCCTACACTACAAAAGATTAGTGATTTGTTTGGGTTACAAGATTGTATGAATCGCATTCATGTTCAGATGCCTGGTGAAGTTTGGAACTTACATATAGATAAACTTGAAAAATGGAACCCAGACAATCCTTATACCATTAAAAGAATAATGGTTCAACTAACCGATTGGCAGATGGGTCATTTTTGGAGTTATGGTAACTATAATTACACTGGTTGGCGTGCTGGAGATGTTACTACGTTTGATTGGATGAATGTACCACATTCTACTGCAAATGCAGGACATGTTCCTAGAGTTACATATCAAATGACTGGCATAGTTACAGAACAAACAAATGAATTCTTAGCTAGGTTAAAAAGATTTGACACATACACATTAGAACTTAAAGAAAGTTCTTGGTAAGAACACACCTACCTTAGGACCGTGTGGCCCGGCTGCTGGGCGTAGAAAGCGATTCGCTACCGTAGACTACAAAGTGAGCACTATTGATAAATAGATAATGCTCACAGAACATATCATTGTCGAATCCGCTGCTATTGAGTTAGCGAAACGTTTGCCATCGCTTCAAAAACACGATTATAATACCATCGACAAATTGATGCAACAGGTAGCTACTAGACATAGCATTACCGGTAAAGCATTACATGACTTATTTGTACACAAATTCAAAAGAACTCCCGATGATTGGGTTAAAAGTAAGTTAGATGAAGAAGATGATGAACCAAACTTCTTAGAAGATAACCCAATAATGCAAAAGTTTATTCAATGGTCTAAGCAAAAACTTAATGTACAATCAAATCCAAAATTTGAATTCAGTTATAATACTGAAGAAGCACAACAAGGTCATCACACTGGCCGTCATTCAGAGAATGATAATAGTGTTTGGGTATATGTTGCTAATCGTAATATGGTTGACATTATGCGTACCGTTTACCATGAACTTACGCATGTGCGTCAGGGTGAATTGAATATGATTAAGCCAGGTGACAGCTATCCGGGTAGCCCAATTGAAATGCTAGCAGATATGACTGCGGGCAAAGCCATGAAAATATTTGGCAAAGATCACCCAGAAATCTTTCAATAAAAAGTATTCTATGCTATAATGCATAGATGCTAAAACTACTCTTTCCATTGCCAAAAGAAGTTGTTGTCGCACTTAGCGGCGGCGTTGATTCGGTTGCTATCACAGATTTCCTTTCACACAAACATAAAGTAGGCTGCGCTTTCTTCCATCATGGAACAGAAAATAGTGAACGTGCATTACAATTTGTTGCTAACTTCTGCACAGAACGAAAACTCCCATTGATGATTGGGATGATTAAAAATACTAAACCCAAAGAACTTAGCATGGAAGAACATTGGCGTAATGAACGCTATGATTTCTTAGATAGCATCGGTGATTCATTAGGTCCAGTTATCACTGGACATCACTTAGATGACTGCGTAGAAACATATCTTTGGTCAGCAATGCATGGGCAACCCAAAGTTATCCCATCGAAAAGAAACAATGTTGTTCGCCCATTTCTAACTACAAACAAAAACGAATTCACAAAATGGTGCGAACAGAAATCAATTGATTGGTGTCACGACAATAGCAACGATGATACAAAATATATGCGTAATTATGTGAGAACACATTTAATGCCACACGCATTACATATTAACCCAGGACTGAATACTGTGGTTAAAAAGATTGTAGAAAAACAGCAAAATGTTTGACTTTTCTACACAAGGCATGTATACTAATTACTTTACAAGGAGAAACTATGAGTGATAAAATGTTTACCGGAGAGCAAAAGATTAAGTTAACACAATTGGTTAACGAAGGAATGGTAGTCTTACATGAGATTGATACCCTACGAGAAGGACTAAGTGATACGGTTAAGGCTATCGCAGAAGAACTAGAAGTAAAGCCTAGCATTCTTAAGAAGGCAATATCTATTGCACACAAAGCAAGTCTTGGTCAAACAAATGCTGACCATGAGGAATTAAATACTATCCTTGAGACAGTGGGTAAAACACTTTGAGTTACATTGATGCTATTCATAGCAGGGATGAGGACCGTATCTACGTTGTAGAACGAGACCAGAACGGAAAGCGTCAATACAAAGAATATCCCACAAACTATGTACTCTACTACCCTGATCATAAGGGCAAGTATCGTAGTATATACGGTGACCCTGTAAATCGTTTCAGTACACGCAAACGACAAGAGTTTGAAAAAGAAAGACGTATTCACTCTGGCAAAAAACTTTTTGAAAGTGATGTGCCTGTAGTGTTTCGCTGTCTTAGTGAAAACTATCTTAAGGCAGATGTTCCTAAACTGCATACTTGCTTCTTTGACATTGAAGTAGACTTTGATCCTGAGAAGGGTTTCAGTCCTACTACTGATCCATTCAATCCAGTAACTGCAATCTCATTGTATTTGGATTGGCAAGATACATTGGTTACACTATGTATCGCTCCTAAGCATATGAGTCCAGAGACAGCACAGGAAATATGTAATGAGTTTGAGAACTGCATGTTGTTCACAAACGAAAAGGATATGTTTGATGTTTTCTTTCAATTGATTGAAGATGCTGATGTGATGACTGGCTGGAACAGTGAAGGATACGATATACCTTACATGGTTAATCGTGTCACAAGAGTAATGAGTAAGGATGATACACGCAAGTTTTGCTTGATGGGTCAACTTCCCAAAGCTAGAGAATACGAAAGATTTGGTAAAAGTGAAACTACATACGATTTGGTAGGTCGTATTCACTTGGACTACTTACAACTCTACAAGAAATATAACTATGAATCACGCCATTCATATAAGTTAGATGCTATTGGTGAGATGGAAGTAGGCGAGAACAAAACTCAATATGAAGGTACTCTGGATCAGTTATATAACAAAGACTTTAAAAAGTTTATTGAATACAATCGTCAGGATACAATGTTATTAGTGAAGATTCACAACAAACTTAAATTCTTAGAACTAGCTAACCAGCTAGCACATGAGAATACAGTATTACTGCCAACAGTAATGGGTTCTGTAGCTATGATTGAAATGGCAATTTTCAATGAAGCGCATGAACGCGGTTTAGTAGTGCCAGACAAAAAACGAAAGAATGAAAATGCAGAAGAAACAACGCCAGCAGCAGGTGCCTT